TCTCCGTTGGTTTGTTTTAAACTTTTTTCGGCTGCTATATTGGCTTTCGTTTCTGCCTCAATAGCCTTGGTTTGTTGCTGAGTTAATTTGTTTTTCTCAATCATGGTTTTGATTGAGGCTTGCTCCAACGTTTGTTGTTGTTGCAATACCTTTAATTCGGCAACTTCTAACTGCTGTTTCAACTTAATTAAATCGGCTGTTTGTTTGAGCTCAGTGTTTAATCGCTTTACATCATCATAAGATTTAGTTTTGAAAGTAGAAACAAACTCTTTTTGGGCTTGTAAACTGCCTTTGATTTCTTCCTTGGTAGATTTAATAACGGTCAATAATGTTTCAGCACCTTTGATGGCATCGCTAAATGCATCACTTTGAAATAGGTCTTGTTTGCCGAGTGCTTCGCCTTGTACCATTTGGTTAAAATAATTGCGTTACTTCAATGATAACGGTGTAAAAATATCCAGTTCCATGTTGTTTAATAACACTTATATTCCCAATAGATATAGAATATTTACTTTCTTGATTATCGTATTGTGAAATAAACTCATTGACTTTTTTTTCAAACTGAACAACACTATAATGTTCAATTACTTTTACTGTTTTTTTCATTTCACTACTGTTTTAACTTGCTTAGAATAATTCTTTATATAACCAAACCATTCGGCAACTGTTATTTGATGCAAAGATAAATGAAAACCTTTATATTTTTCTAAATAATCTTTAATTTCGTCATTAGTTGATGATTTCTTTTTTAATAGTTCCTCTAATTCTGCTTTTTTAGGGCGAATAAACGTATTATGAAACCTATCCCCAGTAATTGCAACCTCCAACTCCAATAAAGCTATTTCACGCCTTAATTCTAATATTTCGGTGTAACTTTCCGCAATGCCAAACCGCGCCACTAATTGACGTTGTAAGTTTTCAAATGCTATGGTAAAATTGCGCTTAAAAAGCCCACGTTTGCGAATAAGTGCCGAATAATTACCATGGTCAACAACTTGCAAATAGTTGTATATTGGCATGGTGTCGATGTTATTGTGATAGTGTTGGATTAGCATGTTAATTCAGAACCAGTAAGTGCAAAATATAAGTTTTGAAGTTGGTGGACGTGCTGAATATTGCGCAAAGGAAATCTGTTCCCGTCCGTGTCTAAAACCAATGGAAATGAATTAAACATATACCTAATTGAGTAATATTTTTCTTCATTTGATAAAAATAGTTCTAACCCATTATATTTATTATCGGCAAAACCAAACTTTAATAACCATTCTTCAGTTAGTCTAATTGGCTCAATTTTACCATTGCAACTTCCCTCAAAGTTAGCAGTAGTTGTAATTTTATCACAACCGCCCAACTCATCAACTTCTACAATGCCGCCATCTGACAATACATAGTTTCCAATCCTTAATTCACTTGCTTTCATAACACTGTTTGTTTTATATAATTCATCACTATTGGTTTAGCTTTTTCAATTAATTTACCTTTACTTACATTATCAAGTCCGACAAATTGCCCGAATGATTCCGTTAGGTCGCGCCCTTGTTTGATGGTGTCCATATCCAACCATAATTCATTACCATTGATAAACGGTTTTTCTGTTTTATACATTGCGCCAGTATCTCTTAATGTAACCCTATCAGTTGGTTGGTTTTTCTCGTTCTTAATAGCAATCGTTGAATTAGCATAAAAACGCCCAAACCTTGCATAATCTGAACGCATTTTGTTACCTTGAATATCAACACCCCTTTGATACAATTGTTCCTCTGTATTCAATCTAACAGCCTCTAATTGTATAGCCTTGTTGCTGATTACTTGCTTTGTGGCAGAATCAGCATTTAGTTTTAATACGTTACGGGCTAGAGCTTCGAGTGACCACATTTATTATTTAAAATCAATAGGTGGTTTAATACGTATTGCGCCCTCTGTGGTAAAGACTGTAAACTTTACCTTTGACGGGTACTTTCTATCAATCATTCGATTGTACAAAACTCTTTTTAATTGTTTATTTTTCATAGTCATTTATTTATTTCAAATGCAAACATACAAAAAAGCCCTCACATTTCTGCAAGGGCTTTTTATTTTAACTAAACCAATTTATTAAACTACTGTGCCTTCAGTACCAATCATTGTAAATCCATCTAATCCATTCTTCTTAATGTATGGTTGCAACACATCAGAAACCGTTTGTGACGAATAGGCAATTACATATCTGCCAGGTTGAGTCCCTTCAGCTAATGTTGCTGCAATATCAGCATCATCGGTAACATTGTAAATCTTACTTGCAACACCGCTATCACTTGAAGCAAGGTCAACGGTTAAAAGTCCTTCGACTGGATAATTTGTAACTATACTTCCAAACTTTGCAAAAATATCAATAACCATTGCAGTTTGACCAGTTGAAACAATTGTACAATATAAATCCATCAATCCTTTAGCCGATGGTAAACCACTTGCAGTAATTGAACTTGCTGAAATCATACGCAAATAATCGTCTTTTTGCAACACATCCCACTGACCTTGCAACATAATCTTTTGAATTGTTGTATCAGTTGTGAATACTGGTTTTGCGTAGAAAGTAGCAGCATCAACCATAATAGGGTAAAGAAAGCCATCGGTACCTTTGGTTGTACCTAAAATGTTTCCATCAGTATCAATGATATACATTCCAAAAGTTGAACAACGGTTTGAATTAAACTGTTTTGCAAGCTCAAAACTGCCTTTGATAATCATAGCTGTAAAGTTACGAATACCATCACGGATAAACACACTTGAGCCATCTTCAAATGTTTCAAGAATTGGATCGGCACGTTCGCCACCTACATTTTTTAAAGCACCAGTAGGATACCACCTTTTGCTGTCATCGGCATTATTAAACTTTGCAGTAAAATAAGCATCATTGAACGTTGCCGATGGGTCAATATAATTATATGTACCATCATCAGCAATCAATGGCACTAAATAGAAATTTGCCGCAACTCCCATAATCGGTGAGCATGTTGGCGAGCCAGTGTTATTAAGCGACACCGCGCATGAACATAAAGACATATTTTTTGTTTTTAGTATTGTAAATAATTAATTAATTTTCGCAGCAACTCATACATTTATTCCAAGGTATGTTTATTAAAATCTCGGTGCCAGAAATGTTATCAGCAAAAGTTTGTTTAACTTCCCCTTTCCATTCGTAGGTGCCGAAATTGGCATAATCATTTTCAATAAATGTTATTTTGTTGGCTGCATTTGTTTTACTGTAATTAAATAAAGAACGAATAAACTCGGCACGTAGTTGTTTCATTGGCTTAATAGCATATTCAATATGGTCATTGCGAACCCAGTTTTTAGGCAAGCAATCTACCATAAAATAAATAGCGCAATCGCTTTCAAAATCGACTGTTGCTTCTTCATCAGCGTATTTCTCTGGAGCATTAAGATGTAAGTAAATCAAAGGGTATTTGACATTACTGCTTTTCTTTTTAATCAACTCCGAATTAGCCTCAATAAAAGTTCCGAAATAAAAGAACGGTGCAATCAAAGTATAATCTCCTGGACTTGGTTCAACTGTTGCTGTAATAGTTATTGATTCATTAAATACTACCGCTTTAATCAGATTGCCACTCAACATTTTACCATACGTAGCCCATTTGGTATTGGTAGTGTTTAGCTTCCAATTAACACCATCAGCCACAACGCTATCAACGACAATGGTTTTATCCATTGCATCGATAACATTTTTTATATGGTCCTTTGTTGTGATTATGCCCATGACATATATTCTTTATAAATTCCTTTGAATGTTGGGTATGTTGTTTTATTACTTTTAATATAATCTTGAATAGCGCGAAATGTTTTTATAGCATCATTATATTTTATCGTTAACGTAGTCCAATTCATTGCGCTTGGCATGTTTAAATTGCCATCAACTTGCGTATTGCCTTGGATTGTATTAGTTTGGCTTTGCTTCCTTACATACTCAAAAAATATAATCGTGTCTAACATTTGCTTCATTCCTTTACTTTCGGTAAATACAGTGTTAATTTCCTTTATAAATGGGTTAAAAAACTCCAAATAAATAGGGTCAACGGGTGCATAATTACTTAAATTAGTAATAAAAGCAGCGGCTAATTCAATGCCTAATAGCTCATATATCAATGTTTTTTCATTGGCATCAATAGCTAATTGTAGTTCATTTTGCGTGAATACATCAGTTGCTATTGCATTATCACCAGTAAAATCAGATAATTGAACTATTAAAGGCATGTTGATTTAATTTGAGAATGAAACGTAACCCGCTAAAATACATACCATTGTTCCACTACCCGTATAACTCAATCGGTAATATCGGTAAGGGCTTGATGTTACAACTAATAAAGCTGTTGAGGTTGCAACGTTGGTTACACTCATTGTTTGAGCACTTGAGTAATCGGTTGAAACGGTTACATAATTAGTACCATCAACACTGCCTTGTAATGTTACCGTTCCTGCAGCCGTGCCGCTCACTTTTGTTACTACTGGTTGAAATGTTGCTTTTTCCCAATAGGCAGTTGAGTTTATTTGCAAGTAAGTAGTTCCAGTGTTTGTTGCAGTGTCAGTTGTTAACGAATAGCTAGATAACATTGATTTGGGTACTTTCTTACTTCTTTGTCCGCTGCCCCAAAAGTAACCGTAAACTGTTGACACTTGCGTATTTCTTCCAATAAATGCTATACGATAGTACGTTGATTTATTGTGAGTAATCACAAATGTTTTAGTGTTGGTTGTTTGATCAGCAATTGAAAGTGTATCAGCAGCATCAACATCAACATAATTAGTTCCATCAACACTTGATTGAAGTTTTGCGGTTCCATCTGGAGCGCCCGTTCCTTTAGTTACAACAGCTTGAAAACTACACACCTCATAAAACATACTTGGTGCAATGGTTACATAAGTAGTGCCAGCATTGGTTAATGTAGCACCGTTATTAGTCATAGCGGTGTATGAGCTAATGTTTGGAAATTGTGCCATCGCTGCGAATGTCAGCAACGATAAGCAAAGTGAAAGTATTTTTTTCATTTATTTTTTGGTTTTTGGTTTAGGCTGCTTTGTTTCTTCATCATCAACTTTTGGGTCTAATGATTCGCCCTTTTTAGGTTCATCATCAACTTTGGGAGTGTCAACTTTCGGTGCATCTTCATCAATGACAAATCCGTTTTTTATAAACATTTCTGCTAATGGTGTTGAGCACTTAATTTCTTGACCCTCTTTCCAAGTGTTTTGAGGTAAACTAGCACCTTCTTTTGTTACTATTAATTTCATTTTAAAAAGTATTAAGGGGCGGCAATATTATTTACCACCCCGATTAATATTATACTGCTGTTAAAGCGGTTTTGATATTATCAAAAGTATCATAAATAAACGCTCCTGTGTGGTTTTCTGAGAAGTATTGATGCAATCTTACTTCCCCAATAACAGTTACTAAGTTTTTAGTAAAGTCATCATTCTCAAAACCAAATGTTACTGTGAAATCCTTCCAAATAGAAACTTTGTAGTAATCCAACAATGCTACTTGAACGTAACCAACTGGAACATTGTTATCTTCAACAATTGTTGCTCCAGTTTCAGCTGGCATGAATATTTGACCTTGTGAAACTGCTTTTGTTAACACCATATTTGCGTAATCAACTGGATTAACAAACGCTGTTACTGGGCCTTGTAAATTACCGCTTCTTAACTGCGCAACTGCTGCACGAATGGCATCCCAATTGTTAGGATTAGTAGTTTTTACAGTTGTTAATGAGTAAGTAACAGATAATGTTTGAATACCTGCTGGAACTGTTGCACTAGATACACCGCTCATTAAAGTGGTATTGATTTTAGCGCGAACTTGATAAGCCAATTCTTGTTGAACCCATGATGCCATTGCCTCAATATCTTCAAGTAATTCAGTTGCAATCTTTTCGTTGGCTGCTACTTTTTTAGCGTTAGATGTTTCAGTTGCAATCTCAAAACTAACACCTGGCTTTGCAACACCTGGACCTATAAATGCGGCTGCACCTTCTGGATTCTTTTTATTAACCCATACTAAAACTGCTGAACCCGCGCGACCTTTCTTAATGTAATCCCAAAATGTAGGTTGAACACGTACAATTTCTGTTGCGCCTGGTAAGAACTCTGGTTGTGGAATATAAGCCGAACTATTATAAGTATTGCTTGGTGTCATTGGTGAATTTAATTTGATTACCATTGATCCTAGTTCCGCTTGTTTGCCAGCCTTGATTGATTCAAGTGCTTTTTTATTAGCTTCCGCCCATGCTTTGATTTGACCTTTAGTGTCTAAAGTATCGCCAGCTTTGTTTTTTTCTTGCAATGCTTTAAATTCGGTTGCAAGTCTGATCACTTCTTCTTTTAATACAGAATTGTCTGGGATTAGCTTTTCTACCAATTTTGATAATTCTTCTTTACTCACTTTGTTTTCAATAGCTTTGTCAATCTCAGCTTTGAAATGTGCATTTTTAGCGGTTAAGTATTCGCTTATTTGCTCTGGTGTGGCCTTTTCCATAAACTCTGTTAACTCAGCTCCTTCAAGTTCTTTAAACTTTCCACCTACCATAAACAAAGTGAGTAAAGAAGAATTATCAAAATTGGTAGAAAAGCTAATCCCAGACAATTCT